GAACTGCTTTCAAGTCTTGTGCAAGTTCCATTGAGTATTCTGCTTTCAGAGCACGTGTACGTGCTGTTACAGTAACTTTCTCAATTGAGAATGCCATTTCTTGGAATGTTAAATCTTCAGCAGTAGCTGTTGCTAATGCTGTGCAAGCAGCAGCGTTACCAACGAATGTGTTAGCAGTAGCTGTACCAACTGCAAGAGCAGTTTGAGCACCAGATGTACCACCAAAACCTGTGTTAGCTTCGTTGTAGAATGCTTCTGTTGCGCCTGCGGTTACATTAGCTGTGCTATATGATGAACGCATAGCGAAGATTAAACCAGTTGGGCCTGTCATTGGTTGAACACCGCACACATCGTATGCGATTAAGTTCGGTAATGAACGGCGAACTAAACTGATTAAGATTGGGTCAAAACCGGCAACTGGACCGCCAGCAGCAGCTGAACCACCAAAACCGCCTGTACCTGCTGAGTTAGCTGGTGCAGTTTCGTTAAGAACTTGACCAGCTTTTTGCATTTCTTGAGCTTGATTCTCAAGAACAACAGCTGTTACAGCCTTACGATATGGGTCTTTAATTGCAGGTAAGTCAGGATGGTCAAGAACACCTTCCCACTTTTTCTGTAAATTTTCGGACAAATACATTTTTATCTCCTAGTTAAATACTAATTAAAATTTTGTTTTAGATATTGCGTTAGATACCGCAGCTACGAATGGGTCATTAATGACTTTCTTTTCGCCTTCAGCATCTTCAACAGTTTCGTTGAGTTGTGATTCATCAGCTTTTTTAACACCTGATGGGAAATAATTCTCACGGATTGTTTCAAGTTTTGTTTTGTATTCGTCCTCTGTGGAGAATTCAACACTCTCTGCGAGTGATTTGATTTTTTCAACTTGAGTTGCTGTGAGACCTTCACATACTTCACGAGCTACTTCATTTTTGCGTGATTCTACTAATGCCTTAGCAAAGCTAACACCACGCTCAATTTCTTCATTGAGTTTGCCTTCAAGTTCTTCAACTTTACCAGCAAGTTCGTCAACGAGGTCAACTTTTTCAGCAGGAACATCAATATAGTGTTCTGCGAATAGATTGCGTAAACCAGCAATAAAGTCGTCTGTTAATTCTGTGCGTAAGCCAGATTCAATAGCGATTTCATTGTCTTCCATCCATTGTTCAACAACATATGAAAGGTAGTCATCTACTTTTTCTGTTAAGTCGTTGCGAACAGAAGATACCGCTTCTTCAAGCATATCAGCATATTTTGCTTCAATTTCTTCTTGAATTTGTGAAACACGGTCATTGACACGAGCTTCAAAAATTGTAGAAACTTTAGATTTGAAATCTTCAGAAATTGTAGAATCGTCTGCAAAAAGGGCATCAATGTCCTCTTTCATCTTCTTCTTCATTTCTTCTTTATCCATATGTGAAGTTTCTGCAATCACTTCTGCGTCTTCTTGTTCAGCTTCTTCCTGTTTAGGTGAAGCATCTGATGGTTTAGTTGTTGGAGCTGTAGCAGATTTAGCTGCTTTAGCTGCGTCAACTTTATATTTGTCATAGATGTCGCCGCCTGGTTTGTTAGCGTCTAAATCTTGTTTTGGGCCACCAAGGTCAACGACCTGTGTGTCCGCTTTGTGCATTGGTTCAGCGGGTGCGGATTGTTTGCTTGACGCAAGGGCTTCAGCAGCTGCTTCCATGAGTTTATTTGTTGCCATTAGGAATCTCCTTATGATTTCTTATTTATAAAATTAAAGTTTTCTGAGGTAATTTTCAAACAGTTTTAAGGCCACTTCTTCAATTTGTTTTGAAGATGCCTTGCGAATTTGCGTTTTTGCACGGTCAAAGTCAGCTTCTACAAACTTGCCTTCAATAAACATCCATTCTTTATTTTCCATGATGCCGTTTACAAAGGCACCCGGTGCTGATGGATCCGCAACAATGTCTGCCGCTGTTGCTAATTTTAGGTCATCTTGGACAAGGTTATAACCTTCTTTAGTTGTAACTACTGAACCAAGAGCTCTTGAAGATACACCGATACTTACATCATTGTCAATGAAATTCTTAACAATTTGACCATATGGTGTTTCAAGGATAAGAGCTTTACCATAGAATGTATTACCATCTTCTGATAGTGATACAATCTTATGAGATACTCTTTCAAGATTGATTGACGGTGTGTCAGGATGGCCTAACTCACCTAATGCACGATTTGTTTTAATGTATTCTTCGTTGTAACGATTAACTTCGCTACGAAGTGTATCCATCTTATACATACGATTGTTTCGGTTAACTGTATCACCTACTAGAAATGTACCTTCAATATAAAGGTTTTTCTTTCCGTTTTCAGAAGCCTCTGTGAGGTATTTTACATTTTCTACGGTTTCTCTAATAAGTTTCATGTTAGAATCCTGTTAATGGTGTTGCGTATGTTGTTTCTTTTGATACTTCTAATACTAATGTACCGCCAGTATTAACTGTGATTACGATAGATGATGTGTTGTTATTTGCAATTGAATAACCATAATCATCACAACGCAATTCACCTACACTATGTAATGAGGCAATTGGCACAGAGTTTCGGACAATTTGAATGTTACCATTCGTTGACCAATTCAATCTTTTAATGTTTGCGGCTGTTACAGTTTCGTTACCGTTAGCAGCTAAATTTGCTAATGCAACCGTAGTTGTACCTGTTCCTTCAACTCTAATGATTGAAGAAGACCTTATTGAGTTAATAATTTCAAATGGCATTTTATTTTAGTCCTAATCCGGCTCTTCTTCGCATAGACATCTTGCGTTTCATTAATGTTCTGCGAAGCTTTGCTCTTCTAGTTGTTTTCCATGACCGTTTTAATAAACGGGCTTTTCTAATTCTTGTTGTTGCTGGTATTCGTCTAACTGTGTTACCAGAGATACGATACCCTTTTATACCAGACCGTCTTTTATTCTTTTGAACTACAATACGGCCTTTAGCATTTCTTCGTATTCTACGGCGAATCTTTTGAATTCTTCCCATCTTAATGATGTTAGGATTACGGCGAGTAGCTTCTTCAAGCTCTTCTACCTCTTCAAATCTATCCGCTGCTACATATCGCTTAGCGCTTTCTACTCGCTCTGCGACCAATTCATTTAGACGGTCAAATAATACTTCTTTAGCTTCGTCTAATCTATTCTGTAATATTAGGTCAACAAAGTTTACCACTTCATGTTTTTCCATGAAAACTCAGCTGCCTTATGGAGATGATGCTGGGACTTGCCCACCATATCTGCAAATTTCTTTTTGTTCTCATCATTCAAATTCTTATGCACCGTAAGAATAGCGTGTGCAGTTTGAACATCAACTTTACTTGATGAACCATCTGAATGTTTTACTTTACCATGTTGATGACTATCTTTAATCTTTTGCAATTGTGCAATAGCATCTTCATTTATGGTATTTATACCAGTTTGGACATCTTCTGCCTGTATGTTGGCATCAACACCTGGACCATATGGAACACTAAAAAACTTGTTTAGTTTATTATTATGGTATAGTGCAATTTTCTGTCCGTTTGGGTATAAACGAATAGCTTTTCTTTTTAACACTAATACAAATGGAGGGTCATTTATATCCTCATCAAGCTCTTGATATTCTTCACGAACAGCTTGTTTAGTCTTTTGGAACAACTGTTTATTTGTAATTAATTCAGTCATTCGTAAAAAGAGCATTTGCATTAATGCACGGTCAGCTGGGTTGAAGTTTGGTTTTTCTTCACCCATCTTACCTAGGATACGATGTATCCTTTGTATTTGAGATTTGTTAGCTAATCCAGCACGCACCAATGCGTCAAATTTGGAGTAATCTTGTTTCTCCTCTTCAACGATAGTGACCTGTTTGAATTCTTTTAACAGTTTCATGCTTATACTGGTGTGTCTTCCGTATCTTGAACTTCAATATCAGCAGACGCTACACCATTTACTTCGTTAGCATCTAAAACTTCAACATTTACTTGGTCTTCGTCTTCTTGTTCTTGTTCAATACCACCAAATGCTGATTTGGCAATTTCAATTTTGCGATTTTCAAGTGCTTCAAAAGCTTTAGCAGATAAAATATCTGTGAGTGTTTCTTTAGCTTGAGCGGCTTCGCCAGCTGCAAGTTGGTCAATAAATTGTGATGTTTCCATAATTTTCTCCGTTAATTTCTATTTATGCTACTATACTTTTCCACATCAGCATCAAGCTGTGGGGTCTTTGAATCTTCAGCACCATTTTCAATAGTGTTGTCTTCTGGTGGATATTGTTCAGCTGAAACTTCTTCACCTGTAGGCATTGTTGGACCACCAGTGCCATTATTGTCTTCTTCTTTAATTTCTTTTTCCATCTGTTGAATATCTTCATCATTCATTTGAAGAATATTCTTACGAACCCATTTAGCAGAGTAATAACGACCAATGTATGGGTCAACTGTCTGCAATAGACCTACTCTTTCACGGAGTAGTTCAGCATCACGCATTTCAGTAAAGTTATTATCTTTAAGGAAGTCATAATAGATGGCTTCTTTGAAATCTTCCCATTCTTCTTGTGTGCAAATACCTTTAAGCACTAACTGAATACGAAGTGCTTGGTCAAAGATTTGTGAGAATTTGTTTCTTAATCTTTGAATGAATTTTGCAAACTTAACTTCATCACGGGTAACTTCAGATGTTCTACCAACACCAATCATACCACCTTGTTGTGGTTCTAAACGAGAGATTGGTACATTTAAAGACTGTAATAACTTTTGACGGAAGTATTTAACATCTTCCAATTCACCAAGATTCTGCCCGGCAGGCAATGTGGTGATTTCTGTACCTTTACCACCTTCACGGCGTGGCAACCAAAAATCTTCAAGCATCGACAAGTGTTTGCGGTCATCACGCAACTCACCTGTATTAGCATCGTAAACCATTTTATTACGATACTTAATCATAATGTCTTTGAGATATTGTTCTGCTTTACCTCTTGGCAAATTACCTACATCGATGTAAAATATGCGGCGCTCTGGTGCTCTCGACAGGCGATAGATTACAACCGCATCTTCAATCATTCGTAATTGATTGAGTGGTTTAATAGCCTTATGAAGATAAGAAATGACGAATGTGTTTTTAGCATCCATCAGACCAGAGTTTACATTGATAACCGCATCTGGTGCAATACGCAGACCAGAATTTACAGAGGCACCAAATGTTTGTGTTGTTGTACCACGGTCACTATAAACATAATACTCGGCAATTGATTTAATAATATCAGCGCCAGTTTTTGGGTCACGCTCTTTTTTAATTTCACGCACTTTACGAATCTTGCGTGGATCAATATATCTTAATTCTTGTATACCAGCTTTTGGATCTTTATCATCAACAATCACATGGTAGTAAATTCGACCATCAATATACCAACGCTTAAAAAGGTCATCTGAAAGATTACCAAAATTAAGCATACGAAGAATGTTATCAAATTCTTCTAATATCTTTTTCTTTACTGCCTCTGGTTGTTTAAGTTTATCTAATACGATATTAACTGTTTTACCAGATTCATCGTGTGAAATTGCTTCATTGACAATATCATCAAT